GAACAATTTGATGAATACTTCGAGTAATAACGGCTATAATAGTCTAGATGATATTTTTGGCACAGAATCTACAGATGTAGTTCCCGCTCAAAAACCTTCTTTACCAGTAATAATCCAGCCTGAAATTTCAACAGGTAACGATATTGAAGACGATTATATTAAGGCAAGGAAGAAACTCTCTGCCTTGATTGATCAGGGGCAAGAAGCCATCGACGGCATGTTGAATGTAGCCAAGGGAAGTGATAGTCCAAGAGCATATGAAGTTGTTGGTCAGCTAATTAAGACGACTGCTGATACTGCAAAGGATCTTATGGATCTTCAGGCGAGAAAGAAAAAACTTCAAGTTGAAGATGATAAACCGCAGAAAATCGAAACTCAAAACAATATTATTTTCTCTGGTAGCACACAAGACTTATTGAAAGCATTGAAAGCGGAAAAGGCTAAAGTCATAGATCATGATTGAGGAAACCTCGTATCACGGTAATATTAATTTAAAACCTATCGGATACCAACATACATTTACACAAGAACAATTAGAAGAACTCGCTCGATGCGAGGATGATCCAGTATACTTTATTGAAAATTACTGTATGATCGTTTCTCTTGATCATGGTCTGATTCCATTTAAACTCTATGATTGTCAGAAACTAAAAGTTGCGCATATCCTGAACAATCGTAAAGCGATTCTCATGGAGGGTCGTCAGCAGGGTAAGACTATTACTTCGGCTGCTTGTATTCTTTGGTATACTCTTTTTCAAGACTCAAAAACGGTTGCAATTCTCGCCAACAAAACAGCTGCTGCTCGCGAAGTTATGAATCGTTATCAAGGTATGTATGAAAACTTACCACTCTGGATGCAGCAAGGTGTAAGAACATGGAACAAAGGTGACATTGAGCTAGAAAACGGATCAAAGGTATTCACTGCTGCTACCACTGCATCAGGTATTCGTGGTAAATCGGTTAACTGGCTATACATCGACGAAGCGGCAATTATTCCAAACACAGTTGCTGAACAATTCTTCGCCTCAGTGTATCCTACCATTTCAGCAGGTCAAACGACTAAGATTCTTCTGACGTCAACACCTCTGGGTTATAATCACTTCTGGAAATTCTGGAACGAAGCTGAAAAGGGTGTGAATGGGTTTGAACCTATGTTCATTCCTTATTCGGAAATTCCTGGAAGAGACGAAGCGTGGGCGGAAGAACAGCTCAAGATGCTTGGTGAGCTCAAGTTCAATCAAGAAGTTATGTGTAATTTCCTCGGCTCGAGTAACACTCTTATTAATGCAAAGACTCTCGGTGCTATGAGTTCAATTGATCCAATCTATACTAAGGATGGATTGATGATTTATGAAGATCCTCTCGAGGGTCATCAATATGCCATGGGCGTTGATACAGCTCGAGGAATCGGCGGTGACTATTCGGCATTCTCTGTTGTAGATGTAACGTCAGTTCCCTATAAGCTGGTGGCGAAATATCGAGACAATCGTATCGCTCCAATGCTGTTTCCGAATGTTATAAATAAGGTAGCGAAAGACTATAATACTGCTCACGTGTTGGTTGAAATAAACGATATTGGAGGGCAAGTTTCTGATATTTTGCACGTAGATTTAGAATATGACAATATTCTTTATACTGCAAAACAAACGAATAAACAATATCTCTCTCCAGGGTTCGGTAAAGCGGCTCAGAGAGGTGTAAGAATGACAAAGCAGGTCAAGAGACAGGGGTGCTTTGCCTTGAAGTCGTTACTAGAAGAAAACAAACTTCTAGTGTTTGATGCTGAAACGATCTCCGAATTCTCCACATTCATTGAGAAACAGGGTTCGTGGCAAGCTGATGAAGGATATTATGACGATCTTGTGATGAGTTTGGTTTTGTTTGCTTGGATAACGAGCAACACATATTTCAAAGACTTGACTGATATTGATATTAGAAAAAAATTATACGGCGAACAAATGACTCAAATTGAAGAAGAATTGACACCATTCGGTATTATTGATAATGGAACAGAAGAAGAAACCTTCGTTGATAGCGGGGGAGATTTATGGGCAGTAGATTCAGGATCAAGCGGTCGTGGTAACTGGCTTCTATAAAACAGACAATTTATAAATAAGTATATCAAGAAGACAGTAAGTTTGTCGATTTTTAACACGAGGAGAATAATATGGCTTTTCAATTATCGCCAGGAGTCCTAGTTACTGAAAAAGATCTTACTAACGTTGTACCAGCAGTTTCAAGTTCTGCGGGTGGCTATGTTGGTGATTTTATTTGGGGTCCTGTAAATGAAATCAGAACAGTAAGTTCTGAGCAACAACTTGTAAGAGAGTTCGGTAGACCATACGGGTCAGGTACAGTCGGTTCACTCGTTGACTTTTATACCGCTGCAAACTTCCTTGGTTACGGAAATAACCTTCAATTGGTTCGTGCAGTAGGTACTGCAGCACGCAATGCTGTTTTTTCTGGTACAGCAGTCAAGATCGACAATGAAACGACTTACGAAGCATCATATTCTTCAGGCGAAGCGGCAGTAGGTCCATTCGCTGCAAGATGTCCTGGATCAATTGGAAACTCTATCCGAGTTTCTTTGGCTGGTGCCGCTGCTTATTCCGCTTGGACCTATGCTGATCAGTTTGATTCTGCTCCAGGTACATCCGATCATGCTGCAGCAAGAGGCGGATCGAACGACGAACTACACATTATCGTAATTGACTCAACTGGAATCTTCACTGGTGTTGCTGGAACAGTTCTAGAAAAATTTGCTTTTGTTTCTGCTGCTGTTGACGCTAAGAACAATGACGGTTCTACAAATTTCTATAAGAATGTAATTAACCAACAATCAAAATATGTTTGGTGGATGGATCACCCATCAGCAGGAACTGATTGGGGAACTCTCTCTAACGGAAACGCATTTGAATCTATCGGTGCAACTGCGATTAATGGAGTTTTGACTGGTGGTGTTGATGCCACTCCCACCGACGGTAATAAACAAACTGCATTTGATCTTTTCGCCAATAAAGAACTTGTTGACGTTTCACTTCTTCTAACAGGTGGCCATAGTGCTACTGTTGCAACATACGTAATCAACAATGTCGCAATTGATCGTCTTGATTGTATGGTCTTTGTATCACCACTACTAGCAGATGTCAAGAACAATGCTGGTGGTGAAGCTGCAGATATCGTAACTAGCCGTAACGCACTTCCTTCAACTTCATACGCTGTTATGGATTCTGGTTGGAAAGTTCAATACGACAGGTATAATGATCAATATATCAACATTCCTTTGAATGCTGACACTGCAGGTCTTTGTGCTCGTACTGATACAACAAATGATCCATGGTGGTCACCAGCTGGTTTCAATCGTGGTCAAATCAAGAACTGCGTGAAACTGCTTTACTCGCCAAATCAAACAGACCGCGACACTCTTTATAAGAATGGCGTCAACCCAGTTGTAACATTCCCTGGACAGGGAACGGTTCTTTTTGGTGATAAAACACTTCTGAGCAAGCCATCGGCATTCGATCGTATTAACGTGCGTCGTTTGTTCATCGTTCTTGAGAAGGCAATCGCGACTGCTGCTAAGTATCAGTTGTTTGAATTCAACGATGTCTTCACTCGTTCGCAGTTTAAGTCTCTAATTGAGCCATTCCTGCGCGATGTTCGCGGTCGCCGTGGTATCTATGACTTCCGTGTTGTTTGCGATGAATCGAATAATACTGGCGAAGTAATTGATCGTAACGAATTCGTTGCTGATATTTACATCAAGCCAGCTAAGTCGATTAACTTCATCTACCTAAACTTCATCGCAACTCGTACCTCGGTATCGTTCGAAGAAGTCGGCGCATAATAACCCGCATAAATAGATAGAAATTAGGAGATCTAATATGGATATTACAAAGTTTAAAGGGTTACTAGGTGCTGGTGGAGCTCGTCCAAACCAGTTCCGCGTTGTTCTTGGCTTCCCTGGATATGTTACAACTGCTGTAGATGGAGAGTATTCTCTACTTGTTTCAGGTGCAGCGATTCCAGCATCAAATGTTAACCCAACACTCATTCAATATCGCGGACGTGAAGTTAAACTCGCAGGTGAGCGCACTTTCGATCCGTGGACAGTAACAATCATTAATGATACTGAGTTCTCTCTTCGTAAACCAATCGAAGAATGGATGGCAGGTCTGAATGATCTAGAATCAAACACTGGTGTTCTTACGCCAGCTGAATACCAAGCTGACATTATTGTCCAGCATCTAGATCGTAATGAAGATGTTCTTGCAACATACAAACTGTTTGACGCATTCCCGATCAATATGTCAGAAATTTCTCTGCAATATGGTCAGAATGATGTTATCGAAGAATTTACAGTGACATTCAACTATTCTCACTACTTAGTGAGCTAAAGAGAACTTTAAATAATGGAAATTTTTGGTTATAAAATTCAAAAGTCTAAGGAGCCACAAAATGAGAAATCGTTTGTGGCTCCAACAGACGATGGTGGTGTCGAAGCTATTCGCGCAGGTGGATACTACGGCACCTATATTGACATTGACGGAACATCAAACAACGATGCGGAACTAATTAAAAAGTACCGCGATATTGCTATGATGGCAGATATTGATACTGCTATTGAAGACATCGTTAATGATTGTATCTCAAACTTAGATGACGAAAAACCCGTCAAAATTAATCTTGATGACGTTGATCTCTCAAAGAGTATTAAAAAGAATATTGAGGATGAATTCCAAAATCTTCTTGATATTCTAGATTTCGATCTTCGTGCTCAAGATTATTTTCGTCTATGGTATATTGACGGTAGAATTTTCTTTCATAAAGTTATTGATTCGGCGAAACCCAGAAACGGCATTACCGATATTCGATTCATTGACCCAAGAAAAATTAAAAAGATCCGCGAGATTACAAGAGAAAAAGATTCTAAGACTGGCGTTGATCTAATAAAAGAAATTACTGAATATTACGCATATAATGATCGTGGTCTTGCAGCACAAAAAACCTTTACTCCTTCTCAATCTGTCACCTCTACTTCAGGCGCGACAATTAGAATTGAAAAAGATGCAATCACTTTTGTTCCATCAGGTCTAAAAGATCAAGACAGAAATATGCCTCTGTCATATCTTCATAAGGCTATTCGTCCAGCCAATCAGCTGCGTATGATGGAAAATGCTTCGGTTATATATCGTATTACTCGTGCTCCAGAACGTCGTATTTTCTACGTTGATGTTGGTAACCTGCCAAAGATTAAGGCAGAACAATACCTCAAGGGTATTATGAACCAGTATCGTAACAAAATCGTTTACGATTCAAACACTGGTGAAATTCGTGATGATAAGAAATTTATGTCAATGCTTGAGGACTTCTGGTTGCCTCGCCGCGAAGGTGGTAGAGGAACACAGATAGACACTCTACCAGCTGGACAAAATCTCGGTGAAATAACTGACATTGAATATTTTCAGAAGAAATTGTATCAGGCACTTAATGTTCCTATCTCTCGTTTACAACAACAGACTGGATTAAACTTCGGTCGCTCGGCTGAAATTAATCGCGACGAATGGAAGTTTACTAAGTTTATTGCTAAACTTCGTCGTCGGTTTTCGCTTCTGTTCGACGATCTTCTAAAAACTCAGTTAATCTTAAAGGGTATTATTACTGACCAAGACTGGGAAAAAATTCGTCATCAAATCAAATATCAATTTGCTTCTGATGCGTTTTATACCGAAACGAAAGATCAACAGATTCTTTTGTCTCGCGTAGAAATTCTTAACGGTTTGTCGAATTATATCGGCACTATTTACAGTAGAGAATTTGTGCAGAAAGAAATCCTTCGTTTAACAGACGATGAAATAGATCGAATTGAAAAAGATAATGCGAAGAGTGCAGTTGAGGTTTCACCTCCTGATTATTCTCCACTAGAAGGTAATCCTCCGCAAGAGAGTCAACAAACTCAAGATACACAAAACTAAGGTGAATAATTATGGAAAATAGAGAAGCAATCACGGATCTAATAAATAACATCGAAAACGGCACATTAGCAGACGCTGAACAAGTTTTTAATGATATTATGGATCTAAAGGCGGGAGAGATTGTTAATGCTCGCCGCGAAGAAATGGCAGCAGGTGCATTTGATATGGATTCAGAAGAAACACAAGAAGATTAAAGGACTAGCAAATGGCAACAAAGGCAGTTTTAAAACTAACACAAGTTCATGGTGTTGTTAAGGTGCGCGGAACAGGCAGCGCCACTGTTGCACTTGCCACAGATTTAAAAAAGACTACTGAAACTCAGTCAACACCCAAGGCAAATATTCGCTCTCTTCATTGGGCGCTGGCAGTAAGCACCACTGCTACTATTACTAGGAACAGTGTAGTTTTATACTATCTATCAGGTTCAGGTAAAATGGAATTTCTGGGGTGGTCAGACAACGAAGAAAACGGTTCAGATTTGGTTGTTGATTTCTCGGCAGGAACTGGTTCAGTTGTAATAGAACTTGCTAAAGTTTCTGGTTATGGTTCGCAACAGCACCAGAATCAAGGAGATCTAGGCTAATGAAACTTATTACCGAAGTCAACGAAGACGTTCGTTATATCGTCGAAGAGAAAGATGGCAAGAAGTCACTTTATATTGAGGGTGTTTTCTTACAATCAAATCTGAAAAACCGTAATGGACGCATGTATCCTTCTGAGATTATGGAGAAAGAAGTAAACCGCTATATGAAAGAAGCGGTCGAAGGCAAACGAGCATTTGGTGAATTGGGACATCCTGATGGTCCATCAATCAATCTTGATCGTGTAAGTCATATCATTACCGAACTTCGTCGCGATGGCGATAATTGGCATGGTAAAGCTAAAATCACAGAGACTCCAATGGGCAATATTGCTCGTGGTCTTATTGAATCGGGTGGACAACTTGGCGTTTCGTCAAGAGGACTTGGTACTTTAGCTGAAAATAGAGATGGTGT